TGTTTCAAAAAATTGCTAATATTCTTAGCATAGTTTCATTTGTAATGGTAGCTTCCATGAGTGGTGGAACGTACTTTGCATACAAATATGTAACATCAGAACAGTTTAAATCAAGAGTTATGAATGAGATTCTCGATAACGTATCTGGAATGATGCCAAAAGTATTAGATCAAAACTTACCTGAAGTTACAGGTCAATCAATGCCGATTATCAAATGAACTGTTGGCATTGTAAAACTGAATTGATCTGGGGTGCTGATGCTGATATAGAAGAGGATTTTCAACCTGTTTTATATCAAGAATATTCAATGGTTAGTAATTTTTCTTGTCCTAAATGTGATTCTTATGTAGAAGTTTATAAACGAAGAGATGCCTTCGATTGAAATACCTGACATAAATATTCCTGAGATTTACGTTCCAAATGTTCCAGAGCCTTACAATCCGCATTATTTACAGATAGCAAAGCCACCAGAGATAGATGTCCCTGGTTGTACTTATCAGCACAGAGATATAAAGAATACTGGTAATCGTAATTTGCTATTAGAAGATCCTAATGGAGTTTATACAACTTGTGATTTTCCGTTTCCTAGTTTTATTCCTCTTGACTATACACCTGAGAATCTTGTCATTACAGAAGAAGCACCTGTAAGTAACGATCCACCTCCTTTGCCAGAAACAGAGCAGCCAAAGATTCCTGATTTACCTGAACCACCCCCACCACCTTTTCCTCCCTGTCCTGGCAAAAATGACCAAAGAGTAGGAGATTTTCGTAACGATAAAAAGTTAGAACGTGTTATTGGACATGAAAGAGGGCAAGATGGGAGTGAATGTATAACTCTTTATGAAGCAGTTGAGTGGAAAGAACAATACATTCCGTCTGCTCCACAGTTTGTTGGGGTTTTTAGCCTTGCTTTGGTTGGTGCTTCTGCACCATTGGTACTTCAGCTTGTACGGCCAATAGTTAAGCAGGTCGTAACAAAGTTGACCAAGAAGAAAAAAGATGTAAAATAATGAATACAAGGAGAGTACGGCATATTTGGAAGCACTTCGTCTGCCACGAATCACTGCCTTTCTATTATCCCTTGTACTAAACATAAGGATTTCAATTCTTAGTGGCTAGTCCTCCGACTTGATCGGGTAATAGCCTTAAACTCTACCTTCTGATAATTATTGTCGGAGATTAATTATCGGCAGAAAGATGAGGCGAAGAATTGTTTTTCTTTGTTTGAACAGACAAGTGAAAAACCCGTAGCTTGTCTGTAGCAACCAGACCCATTATCAAATCGTTAAATCGATCACTGCTCTGTTGGAGCGTCAGTTGCTTTTAATTTTGTGAGTATGTGGGATAACTTGATTTGGTGGAATATTAACAACAATATCCTCACAGGTAACTGCACTAGGAGTATTAGGTTTGAAGGTAACACCTAATTTTGCCTGTTTTGCACATTGTTCCAAACGAAAAAGACTAATTTCCATCTTAGTTTTCTTTATCAATAATTTTTGAGCTTCGATATTTACTTGGGTCGCTTCATGGCAAAGGGCAGGAGATTTTCCTAATGGAATATTTATTTGGGCAGAAATTCCATAATTTAGATTAAAATTTTCTTTTTCAAATCTAGGAGTTTCCTGTACATATTTTATCTCTCCAGTATTCTCGTCATAGATATTTTGTCTGGTAATAGTTTCTCTAGGTAATGAAAATGTATGAGCATCTGTTACATAAGGAGTGATAGTTAGGCTAGGAGAAGCACAGACAATACCTTGACTCATACGAAAAGAAGGCATAGCTGACGGAGTTATCATCGTTGCATTATTATTTACAACACCTTGAGCATTTGAACTAGGACTTGCAACTGTTGTATTAGCTAAGACCTTTGCAGGGCAAAGGATTAGAGCTATTGCCCAAATGTAGTTGTAGTTTCTGTTGTAGTTGTTGTATTTATTGTTCTTGTTATTGTGGTTACTGTGTCTAATCCTGGAGTTATTAGAGTTTCTTGGAGAGAAAAGGCTGACCCTGGAGTTACTACTTTCCACCTTGGAACGTCTTGTAGGCTTGGTGCTGTCCAACTAAAACTTACCCCTCCAACTGTCTGTTCTGTAAGAGTTGTAGCTGTAGGGTTGATATATCCATTAAGATCAGAACTTTCAATATTATGTCCTGATGCAGAATACGAATATCCTGTGCGATATTGATGGCTTGTAATGGTTTCATTTATTACTGATTCAGAGGTCGAGCTAGTTTGAGAACTACCCGAACGAAATTGTGGAACTACAGGAACAGCGAAAGTTCTTATAGGACATAGTAGTAAGACCAGTAACCAAAGTCTAGTCAATCGTAATACGGACAGTAGTAGAGCCAATACAGCTTGTTCCACTACCCCCTGCTGTACAAGTATGGATTCCTGATGAAACAGATGTTAGTGCCAAGTTTCCTGCTGTTCCTCCTGAGATAACAGTAGTTTGACCTCCAAGTACAGGGAGACTTGCAATACCGCTAGAAGGAGTGATTGCTGATTGGGTTACGTCCCCAGCTTGATAACTTTCTGATAGTGAAAATGCTGAACCAGCAGTTGTAACCGATTTATTTGTATTAATTAAAGCTGGTACTCCATTACTTAAGCTACCAAGATTTAATCCACCGATTCCATTGGTAACGACACTATCTCCTGTTCCTGTAGAAGTAGTGATATTATTTCCGCTTATGCTGTAACTCGATGGTGCTGCATTGGTAATTACATAAGGCGAGTCTATGGATATTTGTGCAGAGGTTACAAACTCTTGTTTTATATTGGCAAAAGCAGCCGATGGTAAGAATAGAAGTAAAGCAAATAGTTTTTTCATTTGATTCCTACTTTGTTTTTACTATTATCTACTATTTTAGGGTTATTACTGTTATTTGTGCCACTTTTCTTGTTTCCAACTGAGATCCCATAACTACCGAGCACCCCTGAAACCAAGCCAGCCGTGAACGCTCCATCAATCCTTACTTTACCCATGTATCCAAGAGTCATCATTGATAAACTCCAAGTCAAAATCAGAAATCTGATTGCATGACCAAAGAGTTCGCCCCATTCGATGCCTTCTTTTTCTTCTTTCTCTTCAGCCATAAAAGTAAAGATTCTTGTCTAATACTAGCATTTTAGCTATGTTTGGAAAGTAACACATATTTATTTCATGTATAAGATTCTAAAACCAATCTTGATGACCTTTTTAACAACAACTGCTGTTAAGAGATTGGTCGTAGATTTATTAAAATCAATCGCAAAACAAACTACAAATACGCTCGATGACAAGGCGGTTGAAATTTTAGAAAAACAACTTTTTCCTCCAGCATGAAAATTACTAAATTTCTCAACATTGATATAGAACCAGCACCTCCAGAGTTGGAGTTAGAAGTTGAAATGCAATGTAGAGAGATTATGAAAAGTAATGATTTAGATAATATAAAAAGATATTGTACTCACATGGTCAGAAAAAAGTTTGACCAAGATATTTTTATGGCTTCTTTATTGAATAGATTGATTGAATTAGAAGCTAATCGTGTTGTAACAGAGATGAGAAAAGAGAAAATTAAACCTAAACATCCTTTGAAGAAATTTTTTCGTATTCATTAAGATATTTCTTTTCAAAGTCTTTGACTAACATAGATTCAGTCTTATCAATCTCAAAATTAAATTTTAAAATTGCCGTACGAATATGCTCAGTAACCCAACCACCCTGTTTTGAAACAACTTGAGCTTTGTTGCGTTCATTGATAAAAATATAATGGTCATAACCTTTTAGTTCTACATCTAAAAGATTTTTTTCTAAGTCTTTACGTCTTATTTCTTTTAATTTTCTTAGTTTTTTAGAATCACTCATTTTTTTTCTTGATTGAATTAAGAATCCTAGAAAGTGCTCTACCTTGTAATCGGTTTTGAATTGCTCTATTCCAGTTTTCCTGATCTTTTTTCAATGCTTCATCATACACTTCTTTATCAATCTTGTCTTGTAAAAATTTATAAACAACTTCTCTTATCCAAGAAGTAGGTTTTATATTTAATTTCGTACGAATGTATTCATCGAATAGTTCTCCTCTGTTTATATCTATAAGAACGTGATAATACTTTTTGTTTCCGTGAGGTTTCTTACCAGCTTCAGCCATAAATATCTTTTTAACTAATGTTATCACATTCTCATTGTATTAACTTTTTAAATATTCATAATACTTATCGTTTGCATCTTTCCAGTATTTTTTTAGTAATTCTTCTATTTTTTGGTCTTTTTGTTTTTTGTTTTTCATAAATTCAGATTGTAATAATGTTAATTAGTATTTTACCTGGGGAGAGTGGCTGGAATTGTCCCATTCTCTATAATTACGCTCCACAACACTGATTTGGTATGGGACAAGGGTATGGGACAAGTAAAGTTGTCCTACGCTCCAGAAACAATGGGACAATCTATTTTGTCTCACATAGTTGTCCCACTGAAATCTATTGGTATGACTAAGATTCTTCTAATGGGACAAGATATGCACCCTCTCCCCGTGCGAGGACTGCTCTATAAGACTTATTAGAATTATTATCTTCTATAAGTTCAATAAGACCTTTTTTAATTAATCTTTGGAACGATTTTCTTATCGCAGCATCTTTACCATCAACCATTGGATCGTGAATCATTTGATTTATGGTATAAGTTTCTGGGTGTATTTTTCTTAGCTTTTGAAGAACTTTATCTTGAACAGTTGTAGGAGATCCAGAATCAGCAGAAACTTCAGGAGTATAATCAGCGATAGCGAAGGTAAGATCATCTTTCATCTTCATTATCATTTGAGTCCCCATTCTTCCAGACCTAGATTTTTCGATAGTAATAAATCTGCTATTACGACCTACCTTGCTAATTTGTTCTTGGGTTGGTTTAGATAATTTCCAAGTTTCATCAACAGCATCTCTTATAGCTGATGTTCCCCTAAATCCACCATTTTTATTAGCGTGATGAATTATGAGAATTGTAGTCCTTGGAAAGAGAACTCCATTATTTCTAGTAAGCCAATACAAAGGTTGAGCAAAATCTGATTTGTTTTCATCAAAGGCTCTACCACCGCTACAGCCAATCAAAGAATCAATTACAACTAACTTTGGTGTGTAAGTTTGCATCAACTTAATAAATTGAGCATACCTTTGTAACTGCCAATCAGTTTGAATTTTTACGTTGCTTTCGATAGGAAAGTTAACTTCTTCTAATTGTTCTTTTAGTTGAGATAGTGGTTGATCGCCATTCAATAACAAAACATTACCTTGATCTACAGGAACTTTGCTACCTCTAACTAGGAAAGGATCTCCAGTAGCAATATGTTTTGCCATAGTCCAAGCACTCATGGATTTACCATCTCCACCAGCACCATATATAAGAACAACTGAAGGGGTGGGAAGAATATCAGGTATCAAGTATTCTCTCTGAATATCTAATGCAAAAAGATCAGCTATATCAAGAATACCTTTTTGGCTTTCATATTGAATCTGATCGACAATAAGTTTTTCTAAAGATGACTGATCTCTATACCCTGCTTTTAATGCCAGAGTATTTAACTTGTAATTCATCTCAGCAGGGTTATCCAACTCAAGAATATTTTTGGCACGTTTAATTACATCGCCAAAATCAAGAGTTGATGTTCTAACCTCCTGAACTTTCTTTTCTTCTGCTTCTTTCACAATCTTTTTATTTTCAGCAGAGAATCTATGTCTTTCAGGATCTTCTCTATCTGCTAACCAGATAAGAGTACCTAATCCAATACCACCGCTTTTGAACGAATACCAAGCAGTAGTGCAGGGAGTATCATAATCTCCTGCATCTTCCCATTCAGCAGCAAAGTCAGGATCTTGAGCAGACCAGAATGACCATAAAGATAAACCAAGATCATTAGGTAAAGCAGAGTGGATAGCCATTCCAACTCTTACCCAATGTTCTCTGCTACCTAAACCCTGATGAGAAATAACTGATAGGCAATCGTGAATGATTTGAGCAATCTCATCTTCTGTTCTATCGCTGAAGTCTAAATCTTTTTTATTTTGTACTGGTTTTGGAGGAGCTTTCATTTCAGCCAATAACCAAGCAGGAGCTACAGGTATCTTTGAAAGATCTCCAGTTAATGTATAGAAACCTTCTTCTGAACTATGTCCACCTGGGTAAGCACCAAAGATAACACCCTGCCTTCTTCCCCAAAGTATTTCATAGTTACCACCCTCTTCTTTGCGAAGGCCATGACCCTTTACTTCGCCCCATAGAGCTTCTGGAACGGTAAAGATATATTTTGCTGCATCTTTTTTAGTAGAAGTGATCTTAGGGGCACCTATAAGTGTTTCAGACCATTTTCTTTTCAATACTGCATGGTCTTTATCAATATCGAGAATTACAATACCTTTTCCTCTAATACCTGTATAAAGGCCGATAGCTTGTAGATCAGGATTCTTTTCAATAGCAAGCTCTACATCATGCTTATCAAAATCTCTTTCCCATGACTCTTCTAATGGGTTTTTACCTGTAGCCTTTCGGCCTGATTTCATTACTGCATCTTTTTTATAAATAGGTGCATAAACTAGATTCTCAGGGAGAGTCTTGACGAAACTAATAATTGTCATGTATCATTCTATTAGGATAAGTGAAAACCTCTGATTTCTGTTCTGGTAATCGACAGACTTCGGAGGTTTTTTCATTTTAGGCTATTTACAATCGAGGGTCAAGCTATTAGAATGAGATTGTGCAAATATATTTTGCCCATTGATTACAAACGCTATTTAACAATTTCACTATTATGAAATTTTCAGCCACTTTTGAAGAAAAAGTCAAAAAAGCAGAAGAGCAGGGGGATCGCCCACTTGTTTCTTCTTATTTAAACCCATCAAAGGTAGATCCAAAAGAACCAGTTTCTTTCGCATTATTGGAAGAAGATCCCCTAATCTTTTGGAAAATTTACGGAGAATCGGTACACGGAGATAAAGGTAAATCCTTTAGATTTGTCAGCAAACCAACAGAAGAAGAAATCCTTACTGAAATGGGTGGCTCCTATCAAAGAGGTACTAAATTCCAGAGTAACGAGCCAGCAGATCCAAGAGAAACATACGTTTGGCCTATCT